CAAATGATTCACGAATTGCCAAGGAATGTGCATTGATTGCCATTAAAAAGATTTTAAGCATAAACTCTGTTGATAAAGATGTAGAGTTATCAGATTACTGGGAAGAAGTAAAACAAGAAATAGAAAACAATGAGCAACAATAAACAAAGTAGCGTTGAATGGCTTGCTGTTGAAATATATCATGAGATGTCTATGACTGGTAGTGGTCGATTATTACAAGACATTTTAGATGAAGCCATAGTAAAACACAAATTGGAAATTCAAAACGCATTTACCGATGGCGTGATTTGTGGAATGACAAATCCAAAAATAACTGCGAAAGAATACTACAAAGAAAAATATGAAAGCGATACTTGAATTTAACCTAGACGAAGAACGAGCAGAGTTTGACTTTGCAATCAATGGCTCAAAATACCATTCAGTCATTTGGGATTTAGACAACCACCTGAGAGGATTGACGAAGTACGCACCTGACACGCAAAGCGAAGACACACACAACGCATTGCAAGAAACAAGAGATAAACTAAACGAATTGTTAAACGATTATAATTTAGAACTATGAACGCATTCGGTGGAACTTGGGATGATGAAAAATGCTTTAATCATGAGCATACACTAGGCATCAATTTAGACAATGACTCTTATGTCAATCTATTCAAACAAACAGCACAAGAGATTGTGAAGATAACTGGTGCGAAGACTTTTCTAGATTGTGGTGGTGGTATGGGTGCTTACACTCTAGCGATGCTCGAACAAGGTCTTGATTGTACTTATGTAGATTTGAATCAACATCACGTAGAATATGTAGGTAAACGCTTAAAGCCGATACACGACTCTCAAACGCTTTTAATCTATCAAAACGACTTCACTGCGTGTACATTCAAGAAGTTCGATGTAGTAGCGTCTATTGAAGTCATGGAGCATATCCCTGACGCAATGCTCATACCATTCTTAAAGAATATCAAGTGCGACTACTTTCACTTCTCATCTACACCGAACTGGACAGACTATGACGAAGAATGGGGTCACATCAATCTTAAGCAAGAAGATGAATGGATTGAACTATTCACCAAATGCGGATTCACTTTGCACTCGAAGGTAGGTCAACCGACTCCGTGGTCATTGATATTCACAAAATGAAGAAGCACACTCAAATCTATTTAGACTACTTTGGGTATGACACAAACGACTTCATACCTTGCGAAGTGTGTGCAAGGAAAGCGGTAGACATACACCACATCGAGTCTCGTGGAATGGGTGGCTCAAATCAATCAGACATCATCACAAATCTTCAAGCGTTGTGTAGAGAGTGTCACACGAAATTTGGAGACCAAAAAAGATTTAAAGAAATGTTAAAAGACAAGCATCGCAAAGCACTTGAGATGCGTCAGAAAGCGTGAATAAAACGTGTAAACCATGCCAAACCCACAAAACCTTAAACCATTCTTGCCGGGCAACAATGCAAACCCTGCAGGTAGACCAAAGAAACTAGTCACTCAACTCAAAGGACTAGGTTACTCTAAAGACGATGTCAATCAAACTTTGATGAACATGGTCGCAATGTCACGAGAAGAACTCACAGCAATCGACAAGTCGAACGACTACACTATACTTGAGCGCATCGTTGCAGGTGCGTTGCTTAAATCACATGATAAAAATTCACTATATTCGCTTGAGACTTTGCTCACTAGAGTACATGGCAAACCAAAAGAAGAAGTAGAGACAACAATAAGAACAGAAGAACCAATAAGAATAACACTAAAACTAGACTAATGACAACTTACATCGGGAACGCATGGGAAAATGAGTACGGACTCAACCTATCACTAAACATCAAGAAACTAAATGACGCTATCGAAAGCGGTGAACTCATCGTCAACCAATACGGAGACGTGCGATTCAACTGCAACAAAATGAAAGAGCCAAACGAGAAGTCAAAAGCCACTCACTCTTTATCAGTACCAAAGCCTCGATGAAAAAAACATGGCGAGGTGCTGATTGCTTACCACCTCAAGACGATGATTTGAAACTGGTCATAAGCATGAGTAACATCACGACCATCGCAAGATACATTGATGATTTGTGGATTGACGAGTACACAAACAGACTTATCGAAGTTCAATTTTGGATGCCTATACCAATACCACCAAACGAATGATACTATACACAGAACAACAAGTAAGGAAAATGCTGGAAGTTTGTATAGATAGTGATTTATACGAACACATTTTAACCTTTGAGGACATTTTGAAAACTGAAACTCCCATCGAACTACCAAGTCATCATGAGATATGGGAGGAAGCAATGAAAGAAGAATTAAATCAAAGGCGGTATGATTTTATGAAAGGTGCAGATTTTGTGCGTGATAAAATACAAGGAGAAAAACTATGAGAATACTTGCACTAGCAGACGGAATGAATGGCGTGATATATCACAGAATATACACGCCTCTTATGCGACTACAACTTGATGGTCACGCTACAATCGACATCGCTCAAGATAGCGAGACTATGCTCAAAGAAGTACGCTTTGAAGACTATGACTTGATTGTGTTCAATCGTTGGCTCGGAGCATATCACTACGATATCTTGAAAAAGATTGCAAAGTCAGGCACTCCTTATGTGATTGATGTCGATGACTATTGGGTGTTACCTAAGTACAACCCTGCTTATTGGGCGTATCGTCAAGGCATCAAGAGCGCAATCAAAGACGCTATGCACTACGCAGACGCTGTCACTTGCACTACACCACAACTTGCAAAGAAAGTCAAAGAGTTGAATAAGAATGTCGTAGTTCTACCTAATTGTCTAGACTATGAACACGAGCAATGGAAACACACACGCAATGAGAACGAGAAATTCAAAATAGGTTGGGTTGGTGGAATCACTCACCACGAAGACTTGAAGTTAATTGTAGACGCAATCACTAGAATAGGTGAAGAAGGTCTTGCTGACTTCTATTTGTGTGGGTATACTGAAAACGAGATATGGAATCAAATCGTCAATATGTTCAAAGGTGACTGGTTTCATGTCGTGCGAGGTACGAACGCTTCTGCATATGGCGAAGTCTACAAACACTTTGACCTAGTAGTTGCACCACTTACCGCAACATCGTTCAATTCATGCAAGAGTGAGTTGAAGATACTAGAAGCAAGTGCGTATGAAGTGCCTGTCGTAGTAAGCGCAGTAGAGCCTTACACGAATCACATCGACAATGGTGGTGTCATCTTCGCAAAGCCTGACGAATGGTATGAGTCAATCAAACAAGCAATGCAAAACGCTACTCATCTAGGAGAATCGAATGCGCTCTATTGTCGTAAGTTTCACAACTTGCAACTACACAATATCACGAGACTTAAACTCTACGAAAGTTTGTGCAAATAGAATATACTAGACCGAAACTCACTTCGTATCAAACAAATATCTTGAACTCAAAAGCAAGATACACCATCACGAGCGCATCTACCAAGACTGGCAAGACTGCGTCTCACATTATATGGTTGTTTGAACAAGCACTCACTCTCAAAGAGAATCAGAGTGTGTGGTGGGTTGCTCCGGTGTATCAACAAGCAGAAATCGCATTTCGTAGGATGAAGACTCAAGTCACCGACAGAAACTTCTTTCAATCAAACGAGAGTAAGTTGACGTTGACTTTACCGACAGGTGCGAGAATAGAGTTCAAGAGTGCTGAGAAGCCTGACAACTTATACGGAGATGATGTCTACTCTGCAGTATTTGACGAAGCGTCTCGTGCAAGAGAAGAGTCATGGTATGCTCTTCGTTCTACACTCACAGCAACTCAAGGCAAGTGCAAACTCATTGGAAACGTCAAAGGCAAAAAGAACTGGTTCTACAAACTAGGAGAACGAGCCAAGCAAGGTGAGAAAGATTACGAGTACTTCAAGATAACTGCTTACGATGCTGTTAACGAAGGCATTCTTGCACTAGAAGAGATTGAACAAGCGAAGAGAGACTTGCCACTTCATGTGTTCAACGAGTTGTATCTAGCAGAGCCACAAGACGACAAATCAAATCCATTTGGTATCTCTAACATTCAAGCGTGCTATCAACCTATTGTGTCTTCTCAAGTCGTAGCGTATGGTATTGACTTAGCGAAGTACACTGACTATACGGTGATAATAGGTCTAAACGCTCACAACGAAGTAGCATATTGTGAACGCTTTCAAGCAGATTGGGGTCAAACACAAGAGAAGATAATTCGATTGATACAAAACACGCCATCTTTTATTGACTCTACTGGTGTCGGTGACCCTATTGTAGAACAGATTCAAAGAGTATGCACACGAGCGCAAGGCTTTAAATTCACATCACAATCAAAACAACAACTCATCGAAGGCTTAGTACTAGAAGTGCAACGTCAAGAGATTAGATTCCCTGAAGACCCTATCGGGTACGAGATGGAGTCTTTCGAGTTTGAGTATACTCGTACAGGTGTCAAGTACACAGCACCTAGCGGACTACATGATGACTGCGTCATGTCGCTCGCTCTTGCTCTTGATTGCAAGAAACGAAATAGGGCAGGAACATTTTTCTTCGCATAAAGAAAACATATAGAAAAAATAGTTATATTTGTAAAGATATGAATGTAATTAATTTTTCAGGAGGGCGTACAAGCGCATACATGACAAAGCGTTTAATTGATGAAGGTGGTGACTACTTAGTCACATTTCAAAACACCGGCAAAGAGATGCCTGCGACATTGGATTTTATCAATGAGTGTGATACTAGATGGGGCTTAAATATCGTTTGGTTAGAATACAGAAA